ATTTAACTTATCAATTAAAGGAGTAAAAATGAAACAGTTATTTACAGTAGCAGTGCTATTCTGTTTTGCTACGGATGCGTTTGCCGACGATTGGAGAATGAGAAAATTCGACATGAACATGGACGGCTTCGTAACTAAAGCAGAACTAAAGGCACTTGGTTGCACCGTTAAAACAGGACTTTTCAATGTTGCTGATAAAAATGATGATGGTAAACTTTCTAAGAAAGAACTTAGAAAATCATCTGAATATATCATCAGAAACAGATGTCCTAGATAAAAATGTCTACAGAAAAAAAGGTTTTACAAGTCGTTAATTTATCTCCCTCAGAAGCGTGGGTTGAAAAATTAACTGACATACACCCAATGAGACAAGTCGCTGTTGCATCTGTAATACAGGTATGCGTTTTTGGGTTTATGTTATTGGCTTTTAAAGTAATAAGTTTATTTACATAAGAGCTTGACTTTTCATTAATTTTCCTGTATAATACATATATGAGAAAATTAATATTTGTTGCAGTTATCTTTTTGACTGCTTGCGGTGGCGGTGGTAGTAGTGAGGACTCGAATGCAACTTCACCAACCCCTCCCACTCCACCACCCGCTCCTGAGCCTCAATGGGCGTCACCTATTGAATTACCACAAACAGAAACAGATCTATTAAATGCTTTTACATCATTAGTAATACCTGTCGATTATAATAATGACGGATATATGGATATTGTTGCACATTACTTTTGGAATGATTGGGAAAGTAATTTTACAGATACCTCAGACTTACTTGTATTTTATACAAACGATTATGGTAATTGGAAAATAGAAAAGGAAGTTGAACTAAGAAAGGCAACAAGAAAATATGCTAAAGGTGATTTAAATAATGATGGCATAGAAGATATAGCATTTGCTGTAAATGTAGAAGACGGCAAAAAATATAATGAATGTAGCGACATGGCTGCTAAACCTGTAATATTATTATCGAACGGTGTAAGTTATGATATACATGAAGTAGGAGAACCTGATTGGGGACACGCAGTTGATATAGTAGATAACAAAGTTACATTCGCAGGTTTTTGTGGACTTACACAATCATTCGTAAACTTACAACCTGTTGAACATCCTAAAGTGTCAGGGCTTACTTTTAAATATGTAGGCAACAATATAATAGATTATTCTGAAGGTGTTAGACTAATTACACAAGCAGGAGACTTTCTAGATTATTGGGAACTAGATTACGAACTAATTAATATTGTTACATGGAACGGACAAGAAGCACCTGTAAAGATGATAGAATGGAAAGGCAAAACATTAGTAGGTGCAGGTTTCGATACGTTTGAAGTTTTTGAAACTATCGCTGTAGGAAAATTATCAGGCAGACTTATAGAAAATTATGATCCTAATATAACATATAATGAAGTAGACTTACCTTTATATCAAGAACTTGTTTTTATTGATACAATGTATGACGTAATTGATATACAAGATTATCATATTATAGAAGAGGACTATTATAACTTTTATCAAATAGCAGATATTAATAACGATTATTACTTAGACGTCGTTACTCAAATACATTTCGATTACCCAGGTATATATCTATCAAACAGTCATGGCGACTTGAATAAATATAATGGAGAATTGCCAAATGATTTGACTGAAATTACCAAAAGTATGTATTATGACTTGACAAATGATAACGTAGGTGATATTATACAAGTATCAGTTGACAGAGATATACCGTTTATACGTTATTTCAAAGGCAAAGAAAATTTATGATTAAACTAGAAGAATTACAAACAATGTGGGCAGAGGATTGTAAAATTGATGAACTCAATTTAGGCAAAGACTCTACTGCAACACCCGAATTACACGCTAAATATCTCAATCACTTGACTACTTTTAAACTACAACAAAGAAAGTATGAAAGTCAAATGTTGAAACTAAGACGTTTGAAGTGGAGATATTATAGGGGAGAACTTTCTAAAGAGGATTTAGAAAACTTAGGTTGGCCTCAGTATTTAGGACCTTCTCCTATTAACAATCAGATGAACGACTATCTAGATACAGATGAAGATGTGATTAAAATTACAGATAAAGTCGAATACATCAGAGCATGCGTGTTTCAATGTGAGACAATTATGCGCTCATTAAATAGTAGAACTTGGGATATTAAAAACGCTATAGAGTGGACTAAGTTTACAAACGGATTATTATGATTACAGTTACAAAGCGAGACGAGGCTTACCTCGTTATTGATACTGACATGGGCATTGCACAGGAGCTAAACGACTTCTTTACTTTCGATGTTCCAGGTGCTCGCTTTATGCCTTTATATAAAAACAGAATGTGGGATGGTAAGGCAAGACTATTTAATATATACAAAAAACAATTATATATTGGCCTACTACCTTATTTAAAAGAGTTTGCAGAAACGTTAGAATATCCTATTGAAATTAATATAGATGAAGTAGGTGACCCGGTATCATTAGAATATGTTACTAAGTTTACAGACAGTTTAAATTTACAAGCAAACGAACAACCTATTGATATTAGAGATTATCAATTAGAAGCTATACATCACACAATTAATAACGGCAGAGCATTATTGTTATCGCCAACAGCATCAGGTAAATCTCTAATTATTTACAGTTTAATGAGGTATCATCAAAGTCTTGGGAGAAAGCAATTGATTGTTGTTCCTACCACCTCACTCGTGGAACAAATGTATGGCGACTTCCAAGACTATGCCTCTGCTGACGAATGGAAAGTATCTGAAAATTGCCACAGAATATATGGCGGTAAAGAAAAGTCAAATGAATTTCCTATTACTATAAGCACATGGCAATCTATATACAAGTTTCCTAAACAATGGTTCTCACAATTTGATTGCATTTACGGTGACGAAGCTCACTTATTTAAGGCAAAGTCTTTAACATCTATAATGGATAAATGCGTAAACACCCCTTATAGAATAGGCACAACAGGAACATTAGATGGAACTAAGACACATAAGTTAGTGCTTGAAGGTGTATTTGGACAAGTTAAAAAGGTTACAACAACAAGGCAATTAATAGATGATAATACTATTGCAGACTTAAAAATACATGGACTAATTTTAGATTATACAGATGAGGAAAAGAAACTTGTATCTAAAATGTCATATCAAGAAGAAATAGATTGGCTTGTTCAACATCCTAAACGTAATACAGTTTTAAAAAACTTATGTATAACACAAGAAGGAAACACTCTAGTTCTATTTCAGTTTGTCGAAAAGCACGGACAAGTGTTATATGATATTATAAATAGTAAAGTAGGTGACACTAGAAAAGTATTTTTCGTTCATGGTGGAACCGATACTGAAACACGAGAACAAATTCGTGCTATTACCGAAAAACAAAATGATGCTATTATAGTTGCATCATACGGAACATTTTCAACAGGTATTAATATTAGAAACTTACATAATATTGTCTTCGCATCTCCTAGTAAGTCTAGAATTAGAAACTTACAATCAATAGGAAGAGGATTAAGAAAAGGAGACAACAAGCAACAATGTAATTTATTTGATGTGGGTGACGACTTACAATGGAAGTCAAAAAAGAACTACACTCTTAACCACATGATTGAAAGAATAAAAATTTATAATGAAGAAAAATTTAATTACAAACTAATAAGGATAGACGTAAGTGGAAGAAGTTAATGTAGTAAAACTTATCAACGGAACTACTATTATAGGAGTAGTGGAAACAAATGCTGACGGATACACAATACGTTATCCTTTAGAATTAGTATCAACACCAATCACTAAACAAGATGTCAGGGCACCATTAGGTGAGCACATGAGCATACGCCCATATCTTGTAATGACAGATGATGATTTTGTTATAATTGATAGACTTAATGTTATAAGCATGAGTCCTTTATCACAAAAATTTTCACATAGTTACGACGTTCTTGTAGATCACGTTTACAATGAAGAACGTTTTTATGACGGCGACTTTTTAACAGGACCGAGTGAAGACTTGGAAAGGTTACAAGGAAACGCAGGAAAAGAACTTCATCAATTAACAGATGAGGAGAGAGAATATTTAGACTCCATGATTGAGAAATTAATACATGGGAATAAAACTATACATTAGGAGTATATTATGGCAGGTGGAACCGGCACACATTATGTAGACAATAAAAAGTTCTACGAAGCAATTTCGGAATGGAAATCAGAAGCGATTGAGGCAGAAAATTCAGGTGAGCCTCAACCTCAAGTTTCAAATTATATTGGAGAATGTTTTGTTAAGATTGCTAATCACTTAGCATACAAATCAAACTTTGTCAACTATACATTTAGAGATGAAATGATTTTAGATGGCATAGAAAATTGTATTACATACATACACAATTTTGATCCAGAGAAAAGTAAAAATCCTTTTGCTTATTTTACACAAATTACCTATTATGCTTTCATTAGACGTATTCAAAAAGAGAAACGACAAATGGAAACAAAGATGAAATATTTAAGAAGTTTTGATATCCAATCAATTATAGATGAGGTAGGCGGAAGTGGCCAACCACAAGACAATGAGTATTTAAAATGGATGCGAGAGCAATTAGATATCACTGATATGGAAAATGAAAAACTTGCTAAAACCCAAAAGCCTATGCCAAAACGTAGGCCAAAATATTTGGACGAAAAAATCAAGAAAGAACAAGAAAAAACTTGACTTTTTGTCTAAATATATTATATAATGTTTTGTTATGCTAGAAAAAGATAAATATTACTATTCAGAAATATTCCACTCTATACAAGGAGAGGGACATTATACTGGCGTTCCTACAGCATGGATTAGATTCTTTATGTGTAATCTACAATGCAATGGCTTTGGACAAGAAGACCCCACAAACCCCGAAACATACGAACTTCCTTTTATGAAGTATGATCTAATAGACGTAAAACGTGTAGAAGACTTGCCTGTATGGGAAAAAGGTTGTGATAGCAGTTATACATGGGCAAAACGTTACAAACATCTTATGGGACATAAAACAGTTCCAGAACTCTGCGATGAAATACAAAAAGCAATAACAACAGACAGTAATCCCGATGGGAAGTTTCTACATCCTGTGTCTGGCATTAAGCAGCATTTATGTTTTACAGGCGGCGAACCTTTGATGAAACATCAGCAGCCAGCAATAGAAGGCATTTTAGATACATTTAAGCGAAGAAGAAATAGCCCAGGCGGGATTACATTCGAGACAAACGGAACACAACCTTTGCATAGAGAGTTACATAATTATCTATCAGATTACGGCAACACCTGTGAAGTATTCTTTTCTGTTTCTCCTAAGTTATGGACAGTAGCAGGAGAAAAGGCAAAACGAGCAATCAAGCCAGATATTATAGCATCTTATGCTAAGGTCAACGAGGCACAAGGACAATTAAAATTTGTCGTAGGTGATGTAGACGAACAATGGGATGAGATGGAAGATGTTGTTCAACAATGTCGAGATGCAGGTTGTGATTGGCCTGTATGGATTATGCCTGTAGGTGCAAGAGAAGAAGAACAATCAGCAACAGCAGGAGAAGTTGCAGAGCGAGCATTTAAACGTGGTTACAACGTGGCAGCGAGAGTCCATGTTTACTTGTTTGGTAATCAGATAGGAACATGATATTATATTCTTGGCGTGATGTCAGAACAGACATACGAAAACTTTTAAAACAAATAGATTCTAGAGTAGATGTTATTATAGGATTATCAAGAGGAGGCCTAATACCAGGTATTATGTTATCCCACGAAATGGGCGTTCCTTTTATTCCTGTAGTTTGGCAAACAAGAGACGGACAATTGCGCCAAAAAGAAATATTAGAAAAATACAATGATAAATATACATTAATTATAGATGATTTAGTTGATACAGGAACTACAATGAATGAGATTAAAGAAGTTGCACCGAAATGTAAATTTGGTGTTCTTATTAACAAAAGAAAAGAAATAGATATTGACTTTTGCAGTAGAACTCTGTATAATAATAAACAATGGATAGTATTCCCATGGGAGAAAAAAATTGAAGACTAGTGATAAAATTAAACAAAGAATAATTGAAGCAGATGCCAAGTATTGGGCGTCTGATAATATTGCAGAATATATGGATGAAGGCGATAGTGAAAAACTTATCGAAGAATTAGTTCCAGAATTTGAAAACGTATTAGATGGCTTGATTATTGATAGGCACAACGATCCTAACTCACAAGGAACTGCTAGACGTTTAGCAAAAATGTATATTAATGAATTAATGTGGGGTAGGTATAATAAAATGCCTAATGCTACAGCATTTCCTAATGACATTGAAGAAGGTTATAAAGGTATGCTTGTTGTTAGAAGTGAAATACAAAGCATGTGTTCACATCACCATCAGCCAGTTAAAGGTGTTGCATACATAGGTGTTATTGCAGGCGAAACATTAATAGGTTTATCTAAATACACAAGAATTGCACAATGGTGTGCGAGACGTGGCACGTTACAAGAAGAACTTGCTAACGATATTGCACGTGAGATTATGAAAGCTACAGGTAGTCCTAATATAGGTGTTTACATACAAGCAACACACGGTTGCGTAGAAAATAGAGGCGTGCTAGCACATAGTAGTTTAACACAAACAACGGTATTAGAAGGTGTATTCTATTCAGATGACGGTGTTAAGAAAGAGTTTATGGATAACATAAAATTACAACAACAATTTGCTTGTGATAAATAGAAATGAAAAAAGAAGAACTAATAGAACTTATACAAGGGTTACATCCAGAAGATACTAAAGGAGAAATGAATGGAATTTTTATCGGAAGACACGGTGAAGTTATTACCACTGATTCTATTAGGATTGACATGGATGGCGGTAGAGTTATATTGGCTCAAAAGGGATCGGGTGAAGCCGAACAAAACAAAAAGAACTGGCAACAAGAATTGGAATTTATAAGAAATGAAAAAACAAAAAATAACGGTAGAAGAACTTAAAAACAGCACAAGAGTTTTTAAATCTGCTACTCCTAAATATACATTAGATTGGTATGTAAAGTGGGTAGCTAGTGTTTTTGTTTTATCTGCAATGTCAATGAGAGGTGTTCCAGGATTTGAATTATATGACTTATATCTTTCATTGATAGGCATATCCTTATGGTTGGTGGTTTCTATTTTATGGCAAGACAGAGCCTTAATATTATTGAATGGTATTGGCTTATTATTTTTATTACGAACATTCGCGGAGAGCTTAATTAATGCAAACATTTAGTCCAAGTCGGCGACAGATAATGGTAGATTTAGAAACTCTATCTACTCGCCCATATTCAACTATCTTAGCTATCGGAGCCGTGTCCTTTACGATAGAAGATGGAGTTCTAGATACTTTCTATACAAACGTTGATGCCAACTCTTGTAAAGAAATAGGACTACATATATCAAAAGATAGTGTAGATTGGTGGGCAAGACAGTCCAAAGAGGCACGAGAAGCCTTAACTGTAAATCCTATTCCTGTTGCCGACGCCTTAACAAAATTTTCAGAATGGTATGGCACAGATAAGTATGCTCCTATATGGGGTAACTCCTCAGCATTTGATATATCAATATTAGAAAGTGCTTATTATAATTCAGATATAGAAATACCTTGGACACCATGGGTAGTTTCTTGTTATAGAACAGTTTTAAATTTACTTAATTTAAATAACAAGTCTCTATGGGATGCTGACAAAACAAACACAGGTGTAGCACATAATGCTTTAGATGACGCAATGCACCAAACAAAACAAATAATAAAAGTATTTAAAAAATGAAGTTAGAATATGTAGTATCAGGAACATCTTACATGAGGTTAAGCAATCCTCGTGTTTTAAGTGATGAAGTTAATGTTGCTTTAGTAAACAGTTTGCTAGAAAAAGTTCGAGATCAAAACGGACATGAATTTAGTATGTTATATAATGGACATACAGAGTCAGGTTTTGGAGAAAAGTTCGTGAATTGGCGAGGCAATATTAAAAATGTTCATGCAGACTCAGGTGGTTTGCAGGTTGTAACACAAGGATTAGATCTAACTGATGAATTAAAAGATGAAGTATATAGAAATCAGGCTAAATGGGCAGATATTGGTATGTGCTTCGATGAAATACCTATCGTAAAAACAGGACTAAAATCAGATAGAAATGCTACAAAAGATAGATGGTTTGACCAATCAAGATTTGAGGAGTTTGCACGTAAAACAGGTAAAAACGTAGCAAGACAAATAGAAATATTTAAAGAAGAAGATTCTAAATGTAGGCCTTTTGTTATATTACAAGGCAACGATATTGATACATACATGGAATGGGAAAACTATATCTTAGATGAGATACCAGATGAAGATCACAAATATATTGGCGGTGTTGCTATAGGAGCGGCTGCTTTAGGAACAGGTAACTTAGAAGATATACAAAGAGCTTTTATTGCTTCTCAATCTAGACTAAGAAGTGAGGACGGCACGTTACATATTCACATTTTAGGTGTCGGTGCGATACGTAGATTACTTCCTTATTTAATTTTTACACAAAACGGATTGTATGGCAAAGTTCAAATATCATATGATTCTACAACACATAGCAGAGCAGTAGAAACAGGCTTATTTTACAACGGCACTAGAAGCGTAAAGTTTAATAGACAACTTTCTAATCATTATATAGAAATGCTAGATGATATACAAGAAATGTGGCCCTTAAAAATTACAGTAGAGGACTTTCATAAAAAAATGAATACTAATAGCACAAACTGGTTAGAAGAACATAATGATTTAAATAGTTGGATGGAAGCTAGAACAGCAATGTGTTTAAAATCTATATACAATTTTTGTAGACACGCTGATAAAATACATACAAACAAAGATGAGTTATTAGCATTTGCTAGAAGATTAAAACTAGAACACGCATACAGAAACTTATATAACATTAAGGATAGACAAGATTTTGATTACTGGTTCAACTCTCCTTACTTAGGACAAACTATGAAGTCTGCTCCTGTAGCGACAGAGGCACCAGCAACCCTAGAAGATTTATTTGGATGAAAAACGGACAACAAAAGGTTGACAAAACAAATTTAGAACATTATAATATTGACACATCAACTAGGAGGATTATATGAAAGTAGATTTTCATTTCGGCGTAAGCATGATAAAATCCGTTGTTAGAATTGCAGGTTGCGTATTTTTAATCAACGGTGCCATTGTAACAGCAGGTATTATGTTACTTCTCGCAGAACTGTTAGGCATTGTAGAAGAACTATGAACATATTTGCATTAGACACAGACATTAAAGCATGCGCTGAGGCACATTGTGATAAGCACGTGGTTAAAATGATTATAGAATATGCTCAACTTATGTCTACAGCACATAGAACAATAGACGGTGTGCAATACATCGGCGAAGGACGTAAAGGACAACGTATTAAACGTTGGCGTATGGCAGATACGGATAAAGAATTATTGCTATACAAAGCATCTCATATCAATCACCCATGTGGTATATGGACTCGTCATTCAGATAGCAACTATCTATATCTTTACAACTTGTGGTTAGAACTATGTAAAGAATATACTCACAGATACGGCAGAATACATTTAACACAGGAAAAACTAGAAACAATGCTTGCTACTCCTCCAGCAAATATTGACTCAGGTGACTTAACAGAATTGCCACAAGCAATGCCAGATGATGTTAAGGTTCCTAACAATGTTATTCTCGCATACAGAAAATATTACAACATTTACAAGAAAGACTTTGCAGTGTGGCGTAACAGGCCAACACCTACATGGTTTGGAGAATATGCAGCCTAACGTTAAAGCACATATTATATCTTATTTTGGTAGTAGAGACTATCCAGATGCTAGAAAGGTGAGAGTAGACAATCACCGTAAACAAGTGGAGTTTTGGAAAGAATATTATCCTGACATGGAAATAAAAATACTTGCACAGGATTATGATGATGAAGATTATATTGATGGATGTTCTTACATAACACACGACGGAGAGCTACTCACACCTGGTGAAGCAAGAAATATTTTATTAAAAGACTTTTATAACGAAACAGGTTATGAATGGGCATTGTTTATGGATAACGATGCTATACTTAAAGAACACCCAGAGTTTCCTCATACAGGAATGAATATTTGTGATATACTTACAAAATATCCTGAGAATTTTGATGGCGTAGACTTGTTTATGCCTCATTGGGATGGACGCCCAGGTGACGGTGCATTTAAAGACAAATATAACAATATTGATCCTAAATATAGATACATAGATTGGGATAACCAAATGTGTTTCGATAGAAAATTTGCTAGCTGCAAAGGCACCATATTCTTCGTAAGGCGTTTAGATAAAAATATATATTATAACGAAGAATTTAAATATATTGACGGTCAATTATTAGCAGGTGAAGATGATTTCTTTGCATTAGAAGTAGCAATGAACGGTTACAAAACATACATGCTTAGAAATATTATAATGAAAGAGTTTACTTCGCCTAGCACACACGCACAATCGCAAGATACAAGAAAAGTGCAAATGAACAAAGGTGATGAAATATTTAGAAAAGCATATAACTTCCCAGAAGGCAGGGCTAAGTGGTATGCTAATGCAGGCAAACAACATGGTATCTACATGGATTCAAGAGTAGTAAGGCCTTACAATGAAAAGTATGAGGCACCAAGTTTAGAGGATTTATTTAGTTAGGAGAATATTATGCGTAAATTGTTTTATATGGGTTTAGAATCTTATGAGGCACGTTATACATTACAGTTACAAGACTGGAATGAAAGGGAGTTTAAAAGGCTAGGTATTAATTATGAAGTTATACATGGCACAGAAATAGATGATAGCAAAGCTATTGTTACGGGCTCAGTATTAGATGCTCATGGTAGAACATATTATAGTTTATCTCAGCATTTAAACTTAATACAAAGAATGAAGAACGGAGATGTTACCTCGGGTGATGTTATTTTTTATGAGGATATGTTTACTCCGGGTTTAGAATGTTTACCTTATATTATGGATCAAAGTCCAAGAGACTTTAGGCCAAAAGTTTATTTAAGATTCCTAGCACAAACAGTAGATCCAGATGACTTTCTAATTAGAGAAGGTATGCAGGATTGGATGCGTAGATATGAACAAATGGTTGATGAATTTGTAGATGGTATTTTTGTAGCAAGTGAAGAATTTGTAGCACATTTAAGAATTGCAGGATTTAAAAAGCCAATATATGTTACAGGACTTCCTTATGGTAAAGAAGAAGTTTTAAGTAGAATACCTGCACCAAAGCCACTACACGAAAGAAGTAATAGAATCTGTTTCGCAAGTAGATGGGATGATGAAAAACTACCACACTTTTATATGGACTTAGCAGAAAAATATTATGAAATAGATGAAGATGTTGAGTTTGCTATATTTTGTGGACACCCTGACTTAAAAAGTAATAAACAAGAATATGTAGACAGAGCATTAGAACTACAAGACAAAATTAATTTTAAAGTTTATACAGGACTAAAAAAGAACGATTACTACAATTTACTAGCTGATAGTAAAATTTTATTTAATTGCGCCCTACAAGACTGGGTATCGAATACCGTATCTGAGGCAGACACATTTGGAACTCTTACTCTATTTCCAGCATACAGAAGTTTCCCTGAGGTGTTTGCCCACAACGGTAACCATATGTATATCCCATGGGACATAGACTCAGCAATGGATAAAATACATCAGCAACTAGGTGATATTGAATTAGAATATTATGATGACTACAACATTGGAAAGGTTAGTGATTATCAGAATGGAACTATTGAACGTAGCATTAAAATTATGCAAGGCAATGGCGACGAATATCTAAGAGATAGAACTACATACAGAAAACACGTTACGGAGAAGAAATATGGCTAGAGTATTACTCACAGGAGGCACAGGCTACATAGGTGGCATGGTTGCTCGTAAGTTACAAGGACACACGGTTTTTAATATTGATAGAAAACTAGAAGATACAGGTGTCAGTATGGCAACATATAACATTGACTTATCAAGTCCAGCAATGCCTGATATTGTAAGAGCAATTAGGCCAGATACGATTATGCACTTTGCTGCTGAAACAGAAGTAGGAAAAAGTATGGAACAGCCTGGTGTATTTTATGAAACTAATGTTTCTAATACAATTAGACTTATGAATGTAGCGGCAGATGTAGGTGTTAAAAACTTTATATTCAGTAGCACAAGTTCTGTTTATGGTGATATTCCAGAGTTTCCACCTACTGAAGATGTAAATAAAAATCCTGTAAGTCCATATGGTATCAGTAAGTCATGTATTGAAGATATGTTGCCAGATTATGAACGTGCTTACGGTATGAATTATGCTATTTTGCGTTATTTTAACGCAGCTGGGGCGGCCTTAGACAATACACATGGTTACAAACAACATAAGGCAACACATATTATTCCTATTTTATGTCGTAAAGTATTAAACAACGAAACGCTAACAATATTCGGACAAAACTATGACACTCCTGACGGAACAACGCAAAGAGATTATGTTCACGTTGAGGATTTAGCAGAAGCACATATTAAGGCAATGGAATATTTACAAACAGGTGGAATGTCAGGTGCATTTAATATAGGCTCAGGCGAACCACATACAATTTTACAACTAGTCTCAGAACTAGAACAAGTTTTAGGACGAACTATACATTATGAGTTTGGCCCTGAACGTGAAGGTGACCCAGCAAAAGTATGGGCAGATAACAGCAAAGCTCTTCATCATTTAGGATGGGAAGCACAGTATAATATTGCTGATATTCTCAGAACATCATACGAATGGGAAAAGAAAAACCAATAAACGGTTTTTATATATTATTAACAAATAAATAACAATTTGATAAAGGTGTATTATGTTAGATTATAATTATTATTCTACTAAAACATACGGACATGAAGAAGGATTGTCCTGTGTATTTAGACAACCCAATGCTATACATTCTCATTGCAGTCTACTGCATGGGTATGCTTTGTCTTTTGGGTTTAAGTTTGGTTGCGAAACTCTCGATGAAAAAAATTGGGTAGTTGATTTCGGCGGACTAAAAGAACTAAAACAATATTTAAAAGATAATTTCGATCATAAGTTGGTTGTGGATAAAAAAGATCCTGAGCTAGACAGATTAATGAAACTACAACAAGAAGGACTAGCAGAAGTCGTAATCGTAAATGGTGTAGGTTGTGAAAAATTCGCAGAACAAGCATTTCACTTTGCTAATGACTTAGTTAAGAAAATGACAGGCGGTAGATGTTTTTGTGTTTCATGCGAGGTAAAAGAGCACGGAGCTAACTCAGCAATTTATGAGGGCTAGTTTTGAAAATAGCATTAATTACAGACCTTCATTTCGGTGCTAGACAAGACAACATAGCATTCGATAATTATTTCAGAAAATTTTATACAGAAGTCTTTTTCCCAGAACTAGAGGAGAGAGGCATCAAAGTCATATTCGATTTAGGTGATACTTTTGATAGGCGTAAATATATTAATTTTAATACGCTTAATTCGTGTAAAGAATACTTCTTCGATGAAATAGCAAAACGTGGCATGGACTTACACATGATACCCGGTAACCATGATACATATTTTAAAAACACAAATGCTGTTAATTCACCTGAGTTATTGGTATCAAAAGAATACGAGAACATATACTTGTATCAAGAACCCGAAGAAGTAATTATAGACGGCACATCTATACTAATGATGCCGTGGATTTGTGGAGAAAATTATGAAAGATCTTTGGAAAAAATTAAAAGCACAAATGCTGACACTTGCTTCGGGCATTTCGAGTTCGAAGGTTACGACATGCTTCCGGGAATGGTTAATACTCACGGTATGGATCCTTCTCTTTTTAGTAAATTTCAGCTTGTCGTTAGTGGCCATTTTCATCATAGGCATACTAGAGGCAACATTACATATATGGGCAACCCTTATGAGATTACTTGGAGTGACTATGGAGACCCGCGTGGTTTCGCAATTTTCGACACGTCTAGCAGAGAGTTACAATATATTAACAACCCATTTAGGCTTTTTCATAAAATATATTATGACGACAGCTTATCCGATGGGTGCGTGGCTGATAGCTATGATGTTAGCCAGCTTAGTGGCTGTGCTGTTAAGCTTATAGTAACTAAGAAAACAGACTTTGCTAAGTTTGATGCCTTTGTAGATTCCATTTATGAAGTTAATCCTATTGAATTTAAAATTCTAGAAGACTTTACAGAGTTTGAGGAAGAAGCAATAGGCGATGATATAGACTTAGAAGATACAATGACATTGCTAAAAGAATATGTTGAAAACGTAACAACAGATTTAGACAAGGATAGAATAAAAAGCCTATTACAGGCATTATATGTTGAGGCACAAGACGTTGAATGATATACTTCAAAACAATTAGATATAAAAACTTTTTATCTACAGGAAACGCATTTACTGAAATAAAATTAGATAAGAGTCCAAGCACTCTTATTGTAGGAGAAAATGGTAGTGGTAAATCTACAATGTTAGATGCTATTACTTATGCTTTATTTAACAAGCCTTTTAGAAACGTTTCCAAACCACAAATTATAAACAGTATTAATAAGAAAAACTGTTTAACAGAAATAGAATTCCAAATAGGAAGTAAGAACTTTAAGGTTAGGCGAGGAGCCCAACCTAGTATTTTTGAAATTATACAAGACGATGTAATTTTAAATCAGGATGCTAATGTTCGAGACTATCAAAATTATCTCGAAGAAAATATTTTAAAATTAAATTATAAATCTTTTACACAAATCTGTGTTCTAGGTAGTGCGTCTTTTACACCTTTCATGCAACTACACCTGGGGGCAAGAAGAGAAATTATTGAAGACATCTTAGACATTAGCATCTTTACTTCTATGAACAAAGTATTAAAAACTAGGTATCAACAGTTAGATGAACAACTAAGATACTTGGAAGGCGAAATAGAAGTAGCAAAAGAAAAGGCAAACATACAAAAAGAATATATCGAAAAGCTAGAAAAAGATAAAGAACAAAAAGCAGACGCCATCGGTATTGAAATAGAAAATATTGAGAAAGAAATAAAAGAACAACAAGAAGCTGTCGGAGAAATGACAACTGCTAAAGATAATCTCGGTGATGTTGAAGGCAAACGTAAAAAGTTAGAAGAGTTTAAAGCAAACTTTAACAGACAAATTAAAAAACACGAAGACGAAATAGAATTTTATCATAATAATGATGATTGTCCTACTTGTAAACAAGGTATTGAGCATGACTTCAAAGAAGAAATGACTGAGGAAAAACAATCTAAACTAACTGAATTAGAAAAGGCATTACAGGATTTAAATGGCGAATATGAGACAGTAGATAAATTATATGATGAATACTTAGAGCTAAATACACAAATTATGGAAGCTAATAATAAAGTAATTAGCGATCAAAGAATTATTCAAAGACTTTTGTTAGAGCAAAATCAAGTTAGAACAGCAGTAGAAGATATTGATGATGAGAAAAAGAAACTAAAAGCATTAGCAAAAGACTTAACAGATAAGAATAATAATCGTTCTGTAGAAACTGAAAACAAACATTATTTAGATGTATGTAAATCTTTGCTACAGGATTCTGGTATAAAGACTAAGATTATTAAACAATACTTACCTATAATAAATAAGTTGGTTAATAAATACTTAGCAGCGATGGACTTCTTTGTTCAGTTTGATTTAGATGAAACGTTCAAAGAAACTATCAAATCGAGACACCGAGATAAATTTAGTTATGCGTCTTTTAGTGAAGGTGAAAAACAAAGAATAGACTTGGCACTTGTATTTACATGGCGAACAATCGCTAAAATGAAAAACAGTGCTAGCACAAATCTACTTTTATTAGATGAGGTGTTTGACAGTTCGTTGGATTTAAATGGAACGGAATATGTTATGAACTTGTTAAATACTATAGGAGAAGATACAAATGTTTTCGTTATTTCACATAAAGGTGACCAACTGTTTGATAAATTTAGAAGTGTTATAACATTTAAGAAAGTGCAGAATTATTCTGTAATACAATAGGAAAAAATATGGAAGACAAAGTAGTAATTTACGGAAAACCTAGATGTCCTTTTTGTGATAAAGCAAAGGCAGTATCAGAGATGAAAGGATTTGATTATGAGTATAAATTGTTAGATGCAGATTATACACAAGAAGAATTTTTTGAACAGTTTCCGACAGCAAGAACTTTCCCACAAATTGTAGTGGGCGAAACTCACGTTGGTGGCTACACAGAATTTGCAAAGTTTTTATCAGAAGAATACGGCTTAGAGGTTAGCTAATGGACTTTAAGGGATACGATAAACTAATAGCTTTTGGTGACGCACAACTTGCACAAAAACCTCAACAATTTGACTTCGAAAAGGAAGACGCTAAAGCATTAGAAGAACATCTATACGAAAGACAATTACATTTCCAAGGAGCAGGACTATCTGCTAATCAATTAGGCATTGACAGAGCAGTATTTACAATGACTGTTGGAGACGAATTTAAAAGATGTATGTTTAATCCTGTCCTTTTAGCAGTAAGTGATAAAACAGTTCCAATTAAAGAAGGTTGTTTATCTTTCCCAGGTTTGTGGTTAGTTATATCACGCCCTGAAGACGCTACATTTAGATACATGGATTCTAACGGAGAAGAACAAGTAGAAAAATTTGTAGATGTAGCAGCTAGAATAGCATTACACGAGTTTGACCATATGCTAGGTAAAAACTTTACACAAAGAGCCTCAAGATTAAAAATTGAAAGAGCTGTTAAAGCGTTAGACAAAAAAGTTAAAAAATTTAAACGTAACCAAAATGCTTATCAACAACTTCTACAGAACATAAATAAGATAGAGGAGACGGATAACGATGAGTGATTTCGATTTTGGATTTACAGCAGTAGACGAGCCAGACTTAGCTCCTGTTGAATCCACACAACAAACGAATGCTCAAGTAGATTTGTTATTAGATAAGATAACGCAACTAGAAGCAAAAATTATATCGTCTGATAACTCTGATATGCTCAACGAACATAGAGCTTTATTAGAGTCAGACATAGCATCAAAGCTAAAAGATGTAGAAAATCTCATTCTGCCATTACTATATAATCTACAAAATAACCCTGAAAAGGAATACATACATTGGCCAAACCGTGTAAGTATAATTGATAAACAAATTGAAAAAATAAAGGCAATAACGAGATTTTATGAAAACAGTATCTAACCAACCATACTACGAAGCAAAATCAGGCGGAGACAATCCAGAAGGATTCTTCGCACGCCCTGTTGCTAGATTTCTAGACTTTTATTTGAATGGACACATTACAGATTCTAAAGACTACATACAATGGAATCAAGAAATCAGACAAGCAGGAGAAAATGATTTAATAACAATTCATATTAATTGTTATGGTGGAGACATTATGACTACCATACAGTTAATTAGAGCGATGTCAGACACAAAAGCTACAGTCGTAGCATCAGTAGAAGGGGCTTGTATGTCAGCAGCCACTTTCGTATTCCTTGCAGCTAATGTTTGCGAGGTATCAGAACATAGTCAATTTATGATACACAATTATTCTAGTGGAAGCTGGGGTAAAGGTAATGAATTGATTGCCAAAGCAATAGCCACAGATAATTGGGCTAATAATTTAATGCGAAAAACATATCAATACTTTTTAACAGATAAAGAAATTGAAGATGTAATCGCAGGTAAAGATATATGGATGGAACAAAAGGAAGTTATACAACGTCTTGAGAAAAGAAACAAAAAGATGAAAAGAAAACCTCCTGTAGCATCAGTTACAAACTAAAATATTTTGCCAAAATGCTTGACTTTTCAGTTAAAAGCATTTAAAATTATATAAATTGTGAGGAATATTATATGATTAAAAGTTTACCTACTCTATATAAAAGAGATACAACAGGCAAAATCCGCGAATGGACAATACAATACAACGAAGAAGGTATTAGAACTGTTGCTGGAATAAAAGACGGCAACCTAGTTACGTCTGAGTGGAATTTAACAGAAGCTAAAAACACAGGTAAAGCAAACGCTACTACACAAGCAGAGCAAGCACAAAAAGAGGCACAAGCTAAGTGGGACAAAAATGTTGAGAAAGAATATTTTGAGGACATTACAAAGGTTGACACTTATGATAAATTCAAACCTCAACTAGCACATGACTACACAAAACTAGATGAACATCAAAGAATGATGTTAGACATGATTAGTCAACCTAAGTTAGATGGAATTAGATGTATTGCTAGAAAAGATGGGTTATTTACTAGACAAGGTAAAGAAATTACAACTTGCAATCATATCAGAAATGCTTTAGAAAGTTATTTTGAGAAAAATCCTACAGACATTTTAGATGGTGAACTTTACAATCACGCACTAAAATCAGACTTTAATAAAATTACAAGCCTTGTTAGAAAGGTAAAGCCATCACAAGCAGAGGCAGAAGAATGTGCCTCACTTGTTCAATATCACATATATGATATGACAGGGCCTGAGTGGGAAGGCTGTTCATTTGAAGATGGCAACTTACACTTAGAGTCACAAAACTTTGAAAGCCCACTTGTATTTGTAGAAACCTCATATTGTTCAAGCCAAACAGAACTAGATGAATTGTATTCACAATACACAGAAGATGGCTATGAAGGACAAATGGTAAGAAACAATACGCCTTATGAAAACAAAAGAAGTAAAAACTTATTGAAAAGAAAAGAGTTTATTACAGAAGAGTTTGATGTTGTTGAAGTATTAGAAGGCTCAGGTAATTGGGCAGGATATGCTAAACACTTCATTCTTACAGATGGCAAAGAAACATTTAAAAGTGGCGTCAGAGGAAATCAGGCAACACTTAAAGCTCTACTAGAGCAGGAAGTAAAACCTACTTGGGTAACTTGTAGATACTTTGAAAGATCTGTAGATAACATTCCAAGATTTCCTGTTGTAATAGATTGGGGAGTAGGACAAAGAAATGACTAAGTCTATAATAGTAACAGTAGCTGTTCAACTTCCATATAGTAATGAACTATTAAACTATAATGACAAATTAAATAGTGCTGTTTTAGATGTTTTAAAAGATGGAAAGTTTGCATGCTCAGTAGTAGCAGGTAATGATTTAACATCTGAGCATCCTATAAATAAGAGTAAAGATAATGGGTAAACTTAGACAATGGTTTAGAAGATGGCTTGCCTGGCAAGTAGAAAAGTCTTTTCAAAGGCAAGCAAATAGAATGTTTGACAAAGCAAGAGTCAAATATAAAGACGGGGATAACACATGACAAAATGGCATGGCGGTAAAGGCAGTAAACAGCGTCCCGGTGACCAAGAATCCTATAGAATTAATTGGGAGAAAATTTTTGGGAATGCCTCAGCAGTAGATGACGCCGCTAATGTTATGAGCAAATATCAAAGCGAAGACTATAGACAAGAATATCATTTCGATAATGGCTATGGTGCTTCAGTAATTAGAACAGAATATTCTTATGGTGGAAAGCAAGGACTATTTGAATTAGCAGTCCTTAAAGGTGACGAACTATGCTATGACACCGAAATAACAGATGACGTCTTAGGACATTTAGACGAAGGAGAGGTAGAATATTGGTTAGAGAAAATAAAGGCCCTTTAAGTATTATTGTTGCATTATTGCTATTAACTTTTAGTAGTAATATTAAAGCAGCATCATATGATGAGGCAAGGTATTGTTTAGCGCAGAACATTTATTTTGAGGCAGCTAATCAATCTTTCGCAGGTAAGTTAGCAGTGGCCCATGTTGTAATGAACAGGGTAGATGATTTACAATTCCCAGAAACAGTTTGCGGTGTTGTATATCAGGCAAAACTAAGAGAGAATTGGAAAGGCAATATGGTTCCTATCAGAAATCAATGTCAATTTAGTTGGTATTGTGATGGCAAATCAGATGAGCCTGTTGATTCTAAAACTTGGATAAAAGCAATTAGAATATCCAACATGGTTTTAGATGGAATATATCCAGATATAACAGAAGGTGCCTTATGGTATCATGCTGACTTTGTAAATCCTTATTGGAATGATGAATTATTACATATAGCAACTATAGATAATCATTTATTTTACAAATAATTTCCAAAAATGCTTGACTTTAGGAGCAAAAGACGTTAGAATATATGTATATTAAATAAAAGTGAGGACTTTTAATACATGCAAAAAGTAATAGAAACAAAATCAATACTAGCAAAATTACTAGCTACTGAAGACATTACAGTAGAACATCAGCAAATAGGCACAGCAGCCTTTGACGTTAAGAATAGAAAACTACTTCTCCCAATGTGGGGCGAGATGTCAGATTCATTATATGACTTGCTAATAGGACATGAAGTAGGACATGCTAGATACACACCACCTCAAGGTTGGCATGATGCTGTTCTTGAGGACATGAACAAAAAAGCATTTTACAACATTTTAGAAGATGTTCGTATCGAAAAGAAAGTTAAGAAAAAATATCCTGGCCTTGTAAAAAGTTTTTACCAAGGTTATAGAGAATTATTTGAAAAAGACTTCTTCGGTGTTAAAGACAGAGATTACAACAACCTAACATTTATAGATAGAATTAACTTACATTACAAAATAGGTGCGTTCTTAAATGTTCAATTCTCAGATACAGAAAAAGAAATACTAGCAAGACTAGATGCTGCCGAAACATGGGACGACATTAAGGCACTAGCAGAAGAACTGTATCAGAAAGCACAAGACGACAAAGACACAGCAATGGAAACTATGTCATTAGACGACATGGAATTCGGCGAAGACGGCGACGACTTAGAGCCAGGTGATATGATTGAATGGCTCGAAGGCGAAGGTGATGTTGATGCTCAACAAAGAGTTCATAAAGATGACTTTGAAGAAGATGAGAATCCAATATACTCAGAAACAGACGCAACATTCAGACGTAAAGAAGAAGAACTGTTAGACAAACTAGCACAACCAATTAAATATGTTGACTTTAAGCCATACGATTACAAAAAGAAAGTAATTAGTCCTAAGGACATTTATAATGGTAAACTTGAGGACAGATTCCAACAATGGAATTATGCAGAAAGTAACCCAGGCACAACAAATTTAGAAGAGAAGTCTAAAGAACTATACTCAGAATTTATGAGGCACATTAGTCCTCAAATCAACGCAATGGCTGCTCATTTTGATAGAAAGAAAGCAGCACAGGCTTTCAGAAAAGCATCTATTAGTAAAACAGGTGACTTGAACGAGGACAAATTATTTGCTTATAAGTTGACTGAAGACTTATTCAAAAGATCTACAAGTATTCCAGATGGCAAGAATCACGGCTTCCTAATGTATCTAGATATGTCAGGTAGTATGGACAACCACATGGCAGGCACAATAGATCAACTTTTAACATTGGTATTATTCTGTCAGAAAGTAAATATACCATTTGAAGTTTATGGTTTCACTACATCTTATGGATGGAGATGGGGCGATAGAACAGACTACTCTGTAAAAGATGTAAACTTTGCTAGCACAGAAGAAGATATCAAGGTTGTAAACTTATATTCAAGCACTTTCAAGAAAGCACAGAGAACTAAGGCATTG